GCGTGTACCGCCTCGTGTACCAGGGTCATTAGGTTGCCGTCAAACACACCGATAACTCCATACGCCTTCTTACCCGCGTCAAACCCGCCAGCGGTGTTACGAAAGTCTACCTTCGAGTGTCGCAGGGCGTGGAACTCCTTTACGGTGTTGGTGAATACAATCCGCATGCCGTAAGGTTGGACTACGTAGGTAGACCGCATTACTTAGCAGCGGGGGCGGTAGCCGTAGCCTTCCACGCGCGGAGAGCCGCTTTATCGGCCCAGTCGCACGACTCCGTAACACCACGCTCATTGATGACAGCTTGAGCTAGATCCGCCATTGTGTTCCCCGTAGGGCGTGACGCGTGTACGCAGTCTTGTAGCAAACCGTCCGGAGGCGTAAGCACCTGTACTACCGGGATAGGCATGCCGCCGACGCATCCCGACATACAGGCAGTAGCTACCAGCAACGCCAGGATAATAAGACTATTTCGCATCAGCGTTACTCCCATAGATAGCCGTCCAAACATCCTCTGGCACGACAGCGCTAGACACAGCCTTGTTAGCCGCAACAGCGGAGGCTAGTTGTGCTGTGCTAGCGGTGTGGTTCTTAGTGGCCGTAGCGGCTACCGTGGCCTTCGTATCGAGTGCAGCAGCTACCGCACTAGCCGCGACCAACGCAGCAGCCGTATTAGCTTTCTCACGCGCGTTATCAGCCTGTAGCTGGGTAATCTGTGCCTTCTGAGCTTGCATATGCTCGTAGCCAGCGTAGACGCCAAGGCCGCAACCCACTAGCACGAGTAGCAGCAATGCGCCCGCTAAAATCTTCGCTTCCAAAGTGGCAAACATTAATCTTCCTCCTTCATAGGCTTGTCTCCGAGCTTGCGCCATTCGGTCATGTCACCCTTACGCACACCCCGCATAAACGCCGCCGTTGTTTTCCACCAGCGGGGGAGCGCGCCCCACATATAAACCAGCGAGAGCAAAATAGAGATAGCCGCAGCGATTGAGCTAAGGGGAAGTTGGGTAAAGCTGTAGACAGCGGGTACGGCTGCGGTTACGACCTTCGCCCCGGATGCTGCTGCGGTATCCGCAGCGTTTGATAAAAGGCCCATAGGACTCCTAAATGTGCCCTATGAGTTAGGGCTTAACGATATGGATAATTTATGTACTGGACGCTAAATAGTCCTAGACAGAAAGGGAAAAGATAGCTACTATGTCTACAGCAGGTCGCCAAACGTCAGACTAAAGGCGTAACCTGGAGTGTCGTTAAACGTAATACCAAACCACCGAAGGGACGAACATGAAAACCGCAGCCTTAGTAATTGCAGCAGCCTTAGCCGTAACTCTTACCGCATGTGGCGGCGGAGGAAGTGATTCAGCCCCCGCACCCGTGGCTAAAAAGCCTACGCTGTCGTTCTATGGAAACCCTCTACCCATCGCGCCCGCGTCTGGTGCTGTGGCTAACGTGCAGGTTGTACGCGCTGATGTAGCCGCCCCCGCGTCCGATCCAAACGCGGAGACCGTGGTAACGCTACAGGATGCCCTAGCCGCACAAGGGGTTACGGCAACGGTTACACCCCAGCTTATGAACGGAACGACTCTCCACGCGCTTATCATGGGAGAGGACAACGGATTGCCGCCGACCAATGACCAATTCGTAACGGACCCTAGCGGGTTCCTCGTGGTTAATTTCACACTTGACGATATGGTTACGCCTAGGAGTGATCCGAACCAGCAAGCCGCCCTAGCGCAGTTTAAGGAGGATATGACTACGTTTATTCAGCGCGCCCACGTTGCGGGTAAAATCGTATTCGTAATTATGCCGATACCTACTTGCGACACAGTACAGGGACAAAGCGCGGCGGACGGGTTGATAGAATCCGCCTCACAGGCTGCAGCGGCAGCGGGTGGTCAAGGGGTAGGCGGAATACCGTTCATTGGAGGAACGGACGCCAACGGCGCGGTAATTAACACATATACACAGGGGCACCTTGGCGCGGACTGCCGCACTCCTGATACCTGGCTACTTAATGCGTGGACGCAATCAATTGCTACGCCGATAGCCGCAGCGATGAAGCAAGGTCTAAATTGATCCGCTGGGTAGCGCCTGCTTAATCCGTGGGCGCTATCCTAGAGGTTGCTTAAATCTACAGCCATAAATCTCCAGTTAAACTGAGACCCAAAGCAGGTATTGTTTCCAGGGTGTGACGTATTACCCTGTGCGTAATACTGCCAGAGAAAGTTAACCGTGTTCCCGGAAGTTTGAAGGCTGCTCATATCATACCAACCGTTATTAGAGCCACCAGTAGGGCTGGATACAAACGCGGTCCCTATAGCCCCTACGCCGATCTTGCTTACCGTTGGGTAATTCCACGAGTGTGTTTGCGTGTCAATTTGGTTCCACTGTCCCCAGCCCGCACTAGTGTTATTTATGTTTCCTACTTGGGTATCTATAACGCGCGCTAACCGCTGACGCACGTCAGCAATAAGAACACCGTTACCGTCGAATACTTGGAGACCATACCCGATCCCTCCGGGTGCTGCTGCTGATGCTTGGTCGAAAATATAAACGGTTAGCGTTGTCGCTGTATTACTCCACACGCGTACAGTCCACGTACCATTACCATTATTTGTACACCGTAAAATAGTGGCGTAAGCACTTGGGCAGTATAAGACCACGAGAGGAAGACTAGCGGATATTGTGAAGTCAGCTAGATTAGCGCGTAGCGTATATTGAGTGCCCGCGTTAGACTTACCCGCTGTCATGTCACCGCCTGCTGTAGTAATACTTAGTGTCTGCCGTAACGCGTAATTCTGCGTTGTACCGTCTATCTGCACTAGGCCACTATCTGTAAATGCTTGAAATCCTGCAGTCATTAACTAGCCCCGTAGAATAGTGTACCGTTCTGGTAAATATCAAAAGCGGAGCTATTCTTAGCCGCGTAGCTCCATGAAACCACACCGCCACTAATCGAGAAGTAAGGGGCTATAACGCCCCCTGCTAAGTAGCCGTCCCCTAACGTTACGTCAGGTTGAAATGACACAAATCCGCCTTGCGATAATCTGGAATCCGGGAAGCTACCACTAACCCCGTTACTAAGGTACTGAGAGCCAATAATACGCATTACTCTATATGTGGCGTCTAGAATAATATTACCGGACGCGTCAAACACCTGTAGGCCGCACGACATTACCAGAGACCCAAGCGGACGCGGAGAGTACCGTTATTATCGAATACCGTTAGAGTGCTAGAGTTAAGATTCATGTATCCGCTACCTCCGTTAGGTCCGTTAAGAGTTATGCCGTTAGCCTTGTCGATAACCCACAGGGGTTGACCGTTAGCACCTACCGCAGTTGACTGGATTGTTTGCCCAATCATTGCGTTAGTAATCCACGCGTTACCAATGAACGCTTGATTAATGAAGGTCTGTCCCCCTTGGATAACAAACGGAGACGATACGGCAGTCCCGTTAGGGTCCAGTACTGCGAACGTGCTAGCCGATACCAATACCTGAGACTCGATTATCCCACCTGTGTTACTTGTGCCGATACCGATACCAGCAATGTACGTACGTCCGTTAGCCGTTATTTGAGTTTTAATTGTGTAGCTGGCTGCAACCGCTCCGCTAAGGTCCGCGTATGCTTGTGCGTTAGTTTGCACCGCAGCCGTGTTCTGATTTACTTGAGCCTGTACAGTAGTTATCTGTGAAGCCGTTGCAGCGTCCGCAGTAATACGCGCCGTGGTTTCCGTCTGGACTGCAGCGAACAGGGTGTTAGTCGTCGTGCTGATTTGCGCGGACACGTTGTTAATCTGAGACGCTAACGCTAAGTCTGCCTCCGCGCGTGCGGACTGCTCCGTATAGATACCGGCATATACTGTAGTACTGCCCGCGTAGTCCGTAGTGCTGCCCGCTTCTGGCGGGATGACTACTTGTGCGCTAATGGTATCCATGCGGCTAGACAGCGCTGTGTCCGCGCTAATCCGTTGGCTAGTCTCTGTAGAGATTGCCGTAGCGTTAGCCGTTATGTCCGTTTGAATACCAGGGATAGCCTCAATAGGGCCTAGCACGTCTTGGGCTAGTTGTGTCTGTGTAATCTGCCCAGTGAGGTACGTAAGGATTGCGGTAGCGTCCGAGCTAGACGCGCCGTGTACACCCGCTATCGAGCTATCCGGATACCACGGCCCAACGTTACCGGTAGTGTCTACAAGCCGTGCCCAAAAGAACAGACTGACGCCAGCGGCTAGGCCCAGTAGAGACGTATGATTAGTAGGGTAGCTGTACCGTCCTAGCTGTACCGCTGCGGAGAATGCGGTAGTTTGGCTGTAGTAGATTTCCGTGTATGCGGTATCCCCAGCGTTAGCAGGGAACGACCATGCAAGATTAACCGCAAAAATCTGGTCCGTGGTTGCGGTTAGCGTGGAGACCGTAGGCGGTGCGCCTGTCTTGCCCGCCAGATTAGTAGAAGCTGAGTACGCGTACACGGACGCTATGCCCATGCCGTTTGTACACATTACACGTGCTACGTAGTTACCGGAGTAGATGTTCGTAACGTCTAGAGACAGCCCGCCAGTAGTCCCGGCATCTACCCAAGTCCCGTTATCCTTCTGCCACTGCACCTTATAGCTAACTGCGCTAGCTGCAGCTTGCCACGCAACAGTAAGGTTAGTTTTAGCTATGCCTTGGTCAATCACGACATACTGAGTTACCGTAACGCCAGTAGGAGGAACCTGTGTAGTAAAAGTGTTCCCAGTAACGGGGCGTACATCCATAGCCGCGCCGTTATCAATAGCCGCGTACTTACCGGGTTCATACTGCGTAGCCGTAACGTCAAACGAGATACCGCCTTTATCAGCTACACTAAGCACACGGAACAAAGCGGACTGAACCGTAGAGCTTTCAATCATCCAAATAGCGCCTACTACCGGAATAGCGGGCAGCGGAGGACTTACCGTGATTACCGCGCCATTAATATTGGAGATAGTGGAATGTGTTGCTACACCAGCGGGAGTAACCACCGTGAGCGTATCGCCTACCGCTGCCTCCGGCATAGCCTTATCCAGAGTTACCTGATTCGTCCCGCTAGTAGCATGAATACGCCCACCTAGACGCCGTGCTGCGCGTGCTGGGTCCGCTACCGCGATAATCTGTCCCGGCTGCGCTAGCGTCCCGTCTAGGCCCACGCTAAAGGTTACTGTGTTGGTCTCGTAGCGAGACGTGAGGATAGACCAATGTCCTACCCGCTGCGCCTGCCCACGGGATGTACAACCAAACGCGGTAATCTGCGCTTTGTTGATATCGTAGCGCGCGATACCTGCGATATCCTCTACGTACTCTACCGCTTGCTGATAGTTGTTATTAGGATCGTTCCACGTCACTATAGCAACGGTGTACCGGGTCTTTAGCGAGCTACCTACGTACTTGAACTGCCCACCAATAGTGTTAGCTGCGGTGTAGATATAAACTGGGTCCGTAGGCATATCGCACGTAGCAATCACGTTACCTGCTGCCCAGTACGCCATACCACGGAACACACTAGCCAAATCCTGCAGCACCTTGTAAGCGTCCGCGCGAGACTGGATATAGCAGTTACACGTAAAGCGGGGCTCCTGCCCGCCCATACCGTCCGACACCATTACATCGCAGTACTGAGCAATGGTGTACAAGGCATAGCGGTCTACCATTGATGCGTCCACCCACTGACCCAGACCATACCTGTTATTCAACACCAGGTCGTAGAAAATCCACGCGGGGTTATCCGTCCACCCTGTAACAAAGGTTCCATCCCACGTACCGCTATAGACCCGCGTAACCGGGTTATAGGTAGAAGGGTACTTGATCAACAGCCCCTTCATATCGTAGGAGCGAGTAGGCAGACTAGAGAACTGTACAGCGTCAACCGATAGCGCACACACGGAACTAAGAGGATACCTAAGCTTTGCGTCTATGACTTCAGCATAGCTAACTACTGTGGTAGTGTCCGCAATGAACACGCTAGTAGTGTCTGGAGTGGTGCGGATAACGCGTAGGGCGTATTGTGACGTTGCGCCGCTTAGCGTGATACGGTGCGAACGTTCGTATGTGGATGAAGCCTTACCGTTGAACGACGTATTTACCACTACCTGATACGCGCCTCCGTCTACGGATAATTGAATCTGGTAATCTACTTCATAGCCCGTAACGTCACCAGTGCTACTGTTAGTCTGGGACAGCGCATTAACACCAAGCGTGATAACAATAGCATTTACATCTAGGTCTGTAACAGTAACGTTCCACGGTGTTACCTGCTTAAACTCTACGCCTACAGAGGTTTCCTGTGAGCTACTGTCAAAGCCTGGAATATACGTTTGGTCAATTTCCCCGTAACGGAAATCAAACCCGTCTACTACGAAGTTGTTAGTACCGTCCGAATTCTGTAGCGGGACGTTATTAAGATACACCGATTGGGCGGGACTACCTGTAGCGGGGCCAAAGATTGGGCCTTCTGAGATAAGGTCCATAATCTGCGCATAGGTAACACTGCTAAGGCTGTCAGGAGCCTGTGTAGGGCTGGTACTGCTTCCGCCCTTGCTGCCTCTCGGCGTATCTGTTCTCATAGTTACCCTGTAATTTGTAAGTTGCCGCCCACCAGGTTAGCCGTACCATCCTTAGCTAAAAGACCTTCGCTAATCACGGTACTACCCACACGCATACGCCCGTACAGAAGCGGTACAGGGCCGCCCTGTGACGTGGTATTTTCTGCGCCACTGAAGTTGTAAGAGGTAAGGCTTGTAGGTGTAGTTTGCTGGTGAGATACCATCTGTGCGATACCACCAAGCGCAAGTGCTGCGCCCATCATCATCATCTGGTATCCATATGGATTACCCGGTATGAAGTATTCAGACACAGCACCGACTACAGCAAGGGCAACCCCTGCAATAGTCATAAACAGACCACCTGACTTACTCCCGGAAAGAACGGGAGCAATACGAATATCATCTCTACCGCTAGGGTGTTCTAGTTGCTTCTCTGAGATATTGCGAGTACCACAGAACACCGCGTAACTTACTCCTCTATCCTTGCTAGTCATTAGCTCTTTCTCGAAGCCGGGAACCATAGAGATAAGCGCACGAATAGCCTCTTTCGGATTACTAACTACGAAACGGTGTACTCTGCCAAAGGTAGCGCCTAGCTTTCCATAGAGCCTGATAGTTTTTACTTGATCCATGTTAGCGCCTCCTTATAGCGTAAGACGTGCGTTACGTAATCCCGGTATCGGGGTAGCTGGTCGCGGCGTGATAATTGGCCCCAGCAATGATGCAGAATTAAACCATCTCCGATATAAACCGCCGCATGGTTCGGGACGTTATTACGGCTGCGAATCTTCATTAACAGCACGTCTCCGGGTTGCGGCTCCGTACTTAGCGGTAATGCTTCGAAACCGGCTGCACCAAAGTTCTGTGTGTATAGGTCTGAGTGTCCGTCCGTCCACCATTCCCCGGAGCGCTCAAAATCAGGCAGGATTACGCCGTGTGTTTTCCGGTAGTACCTGCGTACAAGGCCGTAGCAATCGTTAGTACCGTGTGAGAACTCACAGCCGATTAGTGGGGCCTCGTATCCGGTAGGACCAAATTCGCACCACTCCTCAATGCCTATTGAGCCGTCCGCCTGTGCGCCTAGACTTACAATGATCCAGAGTGGGACGCTTGCGGCTTCACATGCCGTTAGGTCCGCGTGGCTAGGCTGTGCCCTAGCTCCAGGGTGCGAGTGGACTACAGCCTCAATAACGCCCTGATCCTCCGCAGCCGCGTAATCATCAGCAGCTATACAGAATGCCTCCGTAGGCGTCTCCGCCGTGTTGGTGCATGGGACGTACTCACCCGATACAACAACCCCGCACGCCTCGCGTGGATACTCCGCAAGCGCATGCGCCGCAATAGCACTCCTGATAGCTGCGAGCATTACAACGTACCCGCTGTGCCAGCAGAAGGAAACCCTCCGTAGGAGAGAGGATTGTTAGCACCGAACCTACATTTACAGCCGGACAGGCGCTTACTACATACGTCTTGTGTAGGGTCTGTAGTAGGGTTGTTATTAACGTCAAAATACGTTGTACCGGTCCAACCGCATTCGATAGCGCGATAAGTCCACGAGCAAAGTGTAGCTAGTACTTGGCGGTTAGGTAGTTGCCTACCTGAGAAGTCCAGAGCGGACGACAAAGTAAACTCAACGTTAAGGTTAGTCTCGCTTGTCTTCTGCTCAACGAACCACGACTCTACGGGCATTTCCGCTGCAGGGTCCGCTCCCGGCTGTCCGTCTAGATATTTGAATAGCGTCCTATGCCGCTTAACCTTAGCGCCTACAAGGTCCGCAAGGAGGATACACAGCGCGGAAATACTGCCGTCTACGTTAGCTACCGTGAGAGTAGGCGAGGGCTGGCTAGCGTCTCCGGTACGCTCAAATCCTGCAGCCTGAATAGGCCAAGGGGAGTACTCTACGCCTTGCCAAAGGATTGCACCCGCCTGTAAATGCGCGTGAAACCGGAGTACGTCCCCGCCCATTGCTGTGCAGTCTAGTTCGTATAACTCAATGAGTGCGCCGGGTTCTAGCGTCTGGATATCTGCTGTAATGGTCATGTTACGTAACAACCAGACATGCTGATAGAAGCACCACTTACAACGGGGTTAGAATTGTCGGCGTTAATCATGCTTACCACGCTGCCGCCGCTAGCTATTAGGCCGTGTATCATTTTCCCAGTAACATTATTTTCACGACCGCAGATATCCTGAGACACCCCGTTACCGACTGCTGGGAACGGCAAGCCTATTAATGGAGTAGCAGCGGAGCCTGCACTAGGAATAGTGAGCGTTATTTGAACGAATACAAGCCGTCCAACCTTATAATATGAGCCTAACGTGGACACACCCGCGCCGTAGCCACCCGACTGTGCATTTATACTAGGTGTGTATCCAATTAAAGTCCCGGGCACAGCCGCACCCACAGCCGTACCTACAAACGCCGTGGAGGCGGGGTTTTGAGAGCTATCTCCCGCTGTCCTGGTAGGTACTGTAATAGTGCTAAGTCCCGTAACGGTAAGCGTACCGCCTACAGTCTCGTTACCTACCACGGTAGAGTTACCGTTAACCGTCTCGTTATCCGAGTTAGTACGGCCCCGAGTTAAGCACTGCCACGACCCAAAGAAAACGTCTAGCGTAACCGACTCGCCAGGTAGCAGCGTAGTAACTCCGATAAAGTCACTAGTTCCGATAGCAGGGGCTAAAGTTACTTTTGTGGTCCCGAAGTTACGTATGAGAATTGCACTATCTACTGATACCGTAGACAGTGCAGGAAGGTTAACGGTCCCCGCAGCGGTGAGGCTAATGCCGACCCTAGTCCCCACATGTGCAGCCGCAAGCGCTTGCGGCGCGGTTATCAAAGTTGGAAAGCTTATTAGAGTAGCCTGCGAATTAAGCACGTCTACATTAGCGTTATCTTTAACGAACGCTGCCCGTACCGGGTCCCCGTCTGAGCCTGCAGGAGCCGTACCTAGGTTTACTTTTTGTAGTGCTGTCATGCGGAGAAAACCTCAGTAAAGTTTATGGTTAGCGTGTACGTATTCGCGCCGTGTGGCTGAATGGTCGGAGTGTCACAGCGGAATAAACCTTGTGCGCGTAGGGGAGGCGTCCAAAAGAAAGACTGGTATCCCTTGGTGGAATCTAGGAAGGCTTTGATAGCGCTAATCTTCGTGCTGTCCCCAGAGAACGCGAGCGGGTACGTGTCCATCTGATTATTGATACCATCGGCTACTGTCTGTGCGTAACCGTCTGCAAACTGGGCAGTGCGTACCGCGTACTTCGTAGTCCCAACTATCTCTAAGCTTGGGGACCATGTAAATGTGGGCGTTGTCATAGTCCCTCCTTAAAGTTAGATTTGTCCGTACTTCATCTGATAGGCGTATCCGCCCTGGCCGCGCATCTTCTGCGCCATGCGCTTATCAACGAACGCTTGTACAGTGGCGTGCAAATCTGCCGCATCTGAATCGCTAAGACCATTCCCACCGTTGTTATTCACAGTCACGCTAACCGGGCTATTACCGCTGGCTGCGGACGTGCTGGAGCTAGCTA